GTGGCTTCATTTGCAAAGCGTACGAACGGCTGGCGCGTACAGATCGCGATCCAGGGCATTCGAGAGTCGAAAGTATTCTCCACCAAAGCCGAGGCGGTCGCATGGGCGTCGATGCGAGAGGCAGAAATCCGCACTGGCAAAGCGACCGGCATCCAGCCAGGCCGGACAGTTGGAGACGCATTCGACCGCTATGAAAAAGACGTGTCGGCCGGAAAGCCTGGACATCGGTTTGAGTCGCTCAGGCTCAGGGCGATCGGAGGATGGGAGATCGACGGAAAGCCGTTCCGCGACATGAAGCTGGTCGACGCAACTTCCGAAGTACTCGGCAAATGGCGGGACCACAGGCTAAAAATCGACAAGGTAACCGGCTCGACCGTCAATCGTGAGCTGAACCTTTTATCGCATGTTTTTCGCACGGCCGCCAAAGAATGGAAGTGGATCGCGACCAGTCCAACCGCTGACGTTCGACGTCCAGAGGAGTCGCAGCCGCGCGACCGCTTATACGAGGACGACGAGATCGAACGCATCTGCCTGGCGCTCGGCTTCGACCTAGACGGGGATGAGCGCGCTGAGACGACAAGTCAGCGAGTGGCCGTGGCGTTTTTGTTCGCCATCGAAACGGCCATGCGTGCCGGCGAGATCTGTGGCTTGAAGCCGTCTGACGTCGCTGGCCGCGTTGCTACGCTGGAAAAAACAAAGAACGGCACGAAGAGGAAGGTGCCGCTATCGAAGCGTGCGATTGAGCTGCTCAAGCTGCTACCACCACCCGAGGAAAGCGGCACCCTGTTCGGCGTCACGACTGCGTCGCTTGATGCCCTCTTCCGCAAGGCGAAAATACGAGCCGCGATTGAAGACGCCACGTTCCACGACTCACGCCATCTGGCCATTACTAGGCTGGCGAAGAAATTCAACGTGCTAGACCTGGCACGGATTGTCGGGCACCGCGACATCAAGCAGCTGATGGTGTACTACAACGAGACGGCCGAGTCGATGGCCGAGCGCATCGACTAAGAGACCAAAAAGATCTGTACACCTATTGCGCATTGCGCGATTTCTAGGGAAAGATAGGCGCGCAGTGAACCTACATAGCAGGACCAAGATTTTCAAAACAAACTGGAGAGTAAAAATGGACGACAACATGTACAGACTTGTAAACGCCGTCTTGAAACTTGACGACGGGGAATCTGATTTTTCTGATCCGGATGCGGCCCTATCACCATTTACTGAAGAGGCAATAAACCGCGTTGCACAACAATGCGGCGTGCCCTTTCAGACAATTCGCGATGAACTGACGCAAGTTTCGCAAGACGAAGATGAGCATAATGAGATCGAGTTCGAACTCCAGTATGGCCACTTAAACCAAGACGGCCTTTTTCCACACGAGGTTGAACAGGAATAGAACGTAAAGACGAACGCCCATGTTCAGACGCCCATGATGCATGGGTGTCTTCCCGTATGAAGAAGTAAGAGCTATTGGACAACCTACGCCAAAAGTTACGCCGACTAACGCGGCTCTATCATCACTGACCACTCTTGTACGAATGCTGGTCCGTCGTCACCTGCCGGCCGTTCTTCACCCTTGAACAGCATTCCACCATTGTGCATGGTGATCAGCTTCGCCTCATAAAGGACTGGGAGTAAGCCAGGTCTGACTTGAGAGTCCGGCCTGCATACTTCGAGCACATACATACCCTTGAGGCCGACGAGCGTTAGATTGCCCTCGACGTAGGGTGCTTGGGCGACCTCACGATTTGTAAGGCGCTTACCATGACGGCGTAAACGTTTGACTTTTCCGTACATCACATGGTTGAAGTTATACTGTATGTTTGTACAGTATAACGCGGCAAGCTTATCTTGTCGGAAAACAACGGAACGATAGAACGGGGTGCAGGATGTTGGACGAAAGTTTCTGGGATGAGTTGACAGCAGTAGGTGACGCAGCACGTCGCGCAGTGCCTGAGATTGTTAGCCGCTACAGGCACGAAGGTGTCTTGACTTGGTCGCTACTGCATGAGATCGAGGCCGAGGTTCTAGCCGAGCTGCGTGCGCTTGGAAAATACGAAGAATGGATCCTCAACATGATTCGAGCGGCACCCGTGCTCGGCTATCCAACTGATGATCGACCGGTATCATTCGCGAATGCTGGAGTCGTGCCCATCATCTTCAAGCTGGTTGAGAAAGCGTGGAAGCTGGTACATTGAAGCATACCGGCAGTGTGCAGACGTCTGCACACGCCGTCTTCTATTCAGATCAATTGGATGCCGCCCTCACGGCATCGTAGGCTGCAGTGCAGGCTTGGACTGCGTCGAGAGCGTCGTTCCTGGTCTGCCGGACCCATTCAAGATCAGCTGCAGCTCGCCCGTCGAGATCCGCGGTTGCTGGCCGGCTGCCTGTATCCATGCCGGCAGCGGCTGTACCTTGATCGTGTTCGGTTTGAGCAGCACTGCAGGGGCCAGCGATGGCGACGCGCAGCTGACGACGGCCAGCGGCAAGATCAGACTGCAGAGCAGCCGAGTGAGCTTGTGCATCAGCGACTTCCTTTCCTTGTTGATTGAGTTGAGTTTGCAAAGCGTTCAGCTGAGCCTGCAGGCTGGCCACCTTTCCGTTCGCCTGCGCAAGAGCGATCTTTGCTTGTCCATCGCGTTGCTTGTCGATCTCGTCGCGCTGGGCCGATTCCTGAGCCACGCCCAGGCCCACCAGGTGCTCTCGGTAAAGCATCGCAGTGCCGGCACCCAGAACGCACAGCGCTACGATCGCGACCACGCGAGAGATACTGATCATGGCTTCACCTGGTCAGGGAAGATCATTTTCAGGGCGGCCGACATTACGCCGCCAAGACCCGCAGCTTGGCCCCAATCTAGGCCCGCGCCATACTTCGCGCCCGTCAGCGCGACCAGAAATCCAACGCCCTGCCAGGTCGATTGTTCGCTCAGGCGCGCTGCGATAAATTCGAGCACGGTTTGAATACGTTTTTTCATGCGAGTTGCCCTCCTGCTTTGAGATAAGCCCGGCGGAGATCCGCCAAGTCGTTTTCGTGCTGGCCGTAGCCCGCGCCCGGGAGCGATGCCCAGATCGCAGCACAGCGCGCCACCGCGTCATCGAACCGGCCGGCCTCGGCGTAGACCAGCGCCTTACGCTCGCGGATCTGCTGCACGGCGATCGCGTCCTGGCTCGCTGGCGAGAAGTCGCGCAATCCGAGCTGCTGCTTGTATGGGTCGAAGTAGCGTGCCAGCAGCTGGTAGCGGCCGGCCGCCGTTGACTTTTTGCCCAGCCGCGGCAGGTCGATCAGCTGACGCGGGTGGTCGGCGTAGCTCGAGAACAGGCGCGGGTGATCGGCCGTGCTGCCGACCAGGACGTTGTAGCCATTGTCCGAGGCCAGCAGCAGCCGCGCGCCAAGCTCGCTCGTGGCGATCATGTCGAGGAATGCTTTCAGGTTCGGGCTCATCATCGCGTCACCGTCACCTTGGCCGCCTGCCAGATCGCCAGCACCAGCCAACCGGCCGCCGCCAGCGCGCCGGCGCCGACCATCTTCGTCAGCGCCTCGCGCACCAGCTTGTTCCGCAACTCGCGCCATTCGATTACCGACTCGTGATAGCGACGGTGTCCGTCGATGTCGTTGGCCGGGAAGCCAGAGATCAAGCGTGCGATCGCAGCTTCGTGCTCGCCCATCTTCACGTTGTGCGCATCCATGTTCGCCATCAGTTCGGCTTGTTCATCGCGCATCTGGCCGACGAGCTGGGCCAGGCCGGGCAGGCCGAGCCGGGCAAGTTCTTGTTGCCAAGGAGAGTTCATTCAGTGATCGCAGTCGTAAAAAAACCGGCCTGAGCCGGTTGGTTGATGAAGCTGAGTGCCGCATGTAACGTGCCAGGATCGAAGCGCGCCGAGTCGGGGATTCCGAGCGCCGCACCGACTGCTTCGGAGCAGAACCACGCCATCTTTTCGTCGCCAACGCACGAGAACACGAAGTGCACGTTGCCCAGGTAGTCGTAGCCCTGCCCGCCGTGCGCGTTGAACCATGCGCGCGCCGCCGGCGCCAGCTCGGCCGGCAGAGGCACGAAGTCCCACAGGGCCGGGTCGAAGTCAATCGCCTTGAAGCGCACGCCGCCGTCCATCGAGGATGACGACGCGGCTTGGCCGTCAGCGAAGACCAGTTCGACGTGCGAATACGGACTGCGCGTCCACCAGCGCACCAGGCGGTTATAGACGCCCGACAGGCCGGGGTGTGTGCCCTTGTAGAAGGCGGCGCGAATTTCGCTCATGTGAGTCCTTTCATCAGGGTGGTGAGGTCGGTTTGAAACTGCAGGACGATCGCGTCGACGTCGACGCACGCGCCGGTAACGCGCCGTGCTGCTTCCTTCGCGTTGAGGCGTAGGTCTCGGATCTGATCGAGCGCCTTGTACCAGAGAGACGCGGTGGCCAAGATGTCGATCGCCGCGTTGCGGGGGCTCCACTGCTTTGCACGCGCCCAGCTGTCGACGCATGGCGGGACATCGCCGGTGTACGCCGCGTCTTTGTACGCCTGGGCCTGCACTTCCGCGCGCTGGTATTCCAGATCACGACCAGGCGGTGAGACCGTCAAGCGCGCAGCGTCGGCAGCAGCATCGATCTTGTCGGCAGCGGACGCAATCGTGTCGGCAAGCACTCGCCCATCGACCACGGTACGGCTCGGCATGCTCCACACCTGGCCAGGCTGCATGACGGCGCGCGCTGCCAGCTCGTCGGCGGTGTAGTCGACGAGTTCGTCACCGACCACATACTGCTTGGCTGGATCGCCATGGACATCGAGCAGGACATCGTGGCCCTGGTTCACGTAGAGCTCCAGCGTCTCGTCGGAAACCGTGCCGTAGCTCAGAATTTCGCCCGTGGCTTTGTTGTAGATCGTGCAGTTTGTCATTTGAATAATTTGAGAACTGTTGCATTACCTAAAGCACTCCCTGACGGCGCAGCGCGCAAGCGATACGTGCCGGCATGCTCGACGTTGAAGGTGTACGAGACGGGCACATTTCCAGAAGATCCGGTGACGTTTGTACAGTCTTGAACCTGGACCCAGGTGTTCGAGTAATACCAGTCAACAAAGAAGCCGACGGTTTGCCCCGCGCTTGTGTAACCGCTCATCGTGGCTGATACGGTTACTTTGGTGTTGTCCCTCGGTACTGCGAACTGCACGCCGCCGGAACCGACATTGGAAAAACTGTCGATTGACGAGATGCTGTTGTCTTGCATGTTGTCGGTAGTGACCACACGCGCAGCAGTCAGGGTGCCGCCAAAAGTCGCATTACCGTTGACGATGCTGAAATTCGGCGCGTAGATGTTTCCGTCCGACGTCAACTGGAAATACTTGCCCGCACCCGGATTGCCGACCAAGAGACCGCCGGCACCGAAATACGCGCCCTGTTTCCACGAGCCGTCACCGTTTTGGCCGGGCCAGGCATAGCCGGTGTAGTCGCCAACACATACTCCGCCGCCGCCTGCGTACACGGTGCCCAAGTTGGCGGTAATGGCAGATAGCGCCTGAGCACTGACCTGATTGGCATTGATATAGCTGATCTGCGCGTAGCCGATAGCCGCAGCCTGGATGTACGTCGAAACGTTCTGCGATGTGATGACGTTATCGCACCACGGCGTCATCTTGATGCCAAGCTCAACCTTAATGTTATAGATTTCTGCTGTGCCAGAACCCGCAGTGCCGAATACACGCAAGCGTGCTTGCGGCGCCTGGGCAACGGTCATAATTTCAGTGAAGCTATATCGTGTTGGCGTTCCGGTCAGGGTACGGATGAGGCCAACCGAATCGACGTTCGTGCCGTACAGGTCGACGCAGATATCGCGCGACCCGTTATAACAATGTGCGTCGAAACTGACGGTGTAATAGACGTTTGCAGCAATTCCGATGGAATCACTTTCATAACCCATATATACGCCGCTTTGCTGAGCGCCTATGGAAATGAGCTCGCCGTTAATGGCTGGATGGCCATTGGTATTAACATAGACGCCGGCATTGTATCGAGAGCCTGCAGGCCAGCTGGAAATGCGCGGGATCAGGTTGGGGTTGCCTGCTACCTGCTGCGAGAGGGGCTGGCTCGTTTTGAATAGCGCGCTGCCATCATCTGCAAGTACAGTGACGCTCTTGAGCGTAGCCCCTTGCGCCGACATGATGCCTGCATTCGAGACGCGGAACGGCGCCGCCGCGTAGCTCGAGGCGCCTGCCCATTGATTGCCCCCTGCGTCAACGTGCCAGCTCGCCGCGCCTGTCCCCAAGTCGATATTGCCGGCCGTGATGGCGCCCATGTTGGCCGTAATTGCTGACAGGCTGGCGAACTTCGCATACGACCAGTACGGCACTTCCCAGGTCACGACGTTGGTCGACGGATCGTACAAGCCACCCGACTGGAACAGATAGGAACCAGCAGGCACAGTCGGAACGGTCGACGACCATGTGCCGCTCAAGCCGCTCGAGTTGTCAGCAGGGACGCTTGTCTTGCCGTTCGTGGGTGCCGGCGCGCCGCTCGCCGTGGGCGTCGTCGTCACGCAGAACGCGATCACGTACGACGCGCCCTGCGGCCCGGTGACGCTCGATCCCGGCGCGCCCGCCTTCGCCTTGGCAAGCGACAGCGTTTTCTGGATCGTGACGCCACCATAAACCGCTTGGAGCACCGCTGTTGCTGAATCGGCGGTCATGGCCGAGACCGAGTACGCACCCGCGCTGGTGATGCTCACGGTGCACCCGGTCTGCCACGACACCGAATAGGCTGCCGCCGCGCCCGTCTTATCCGTGACCCCGTCGTAGACCTTGAACGTGCCGGCGGCGCCGGAGAAGTCCGAAACCACGCCCGCATTCGTTGCCGGAAGCGCGGCCGACTCGTTCGTAAGGAAGCCTGTTACCGCGCTGATGCCGTTCTGCCCATCTCTGCCGCCCGTCACCTGCACGACCGTCATCTGGTCCGTATAGACGGTGCCGTTGATGGTGGCCTGTACGCGGTACGTGCGCGAGTCGGTGAAGTCCCCAGACGCGACCGTGTAGCTGCCTGCCGTGCCATTGCTGGCCACGTTGGTCCACGTCGACCCGTTCAAAAATTGCCACTGGAACGTCGCCGATGGCCCGTACGCGGTGGCCGTCAACGTCAGCGTCGTCGGCGCAAATGCAGCAGCCGATGTGGCGCGGCTGAACACCTGGCCAGTCGATGAGATGACGACATAAGCCGCGTTCGCGCCATTGGTGCCGGCGTACCCCGCCGCCGTGATGCTGGCGGTTGACCAGTTAAAAGCGGTGGTCGCTGCCGTCGCGGTATCGGATACCTGGACGACCGCCGCCCACTGGGTCATTCCGGCCGGCGCCGTCGTCCCCGGCGTGAGCGTCCAGCCGGACGGCGCCGCGCCGAACGTTCCGTCGGACCAGTTCAGGGTCGCGGATCCAGCCGGGCCAGTCGGAATCGAGGCGGCCCACTGGTAGACCGTAACGGGCTTCGACTTGATGCCGTCCACGCCCTTCCCGCCGTTTTGCGGCCCGTCCTCGATCGTGGCGTTCGCATAGCTCACCGGCGTCGACGTCGCCGCCGAGGCTGCCGAGAGCGACACCGCTGCGCCAAACAGGCGCCAGCCGGGGGTGCCAGGGTTGGCCGGCGCCGGGTTGGCCCAGCCGTCGTTGCCGGTATAGCCGCTGTTCGTGCCCGGCCAGGTGAATGTGCTGGTGCCGATTGGCTTGGCCGGCGCGGTCGGCGCCCACTGGAACAGGCGCGCGATCGCCGTTTTCAGGCCGTCAGCGCCGGCGGCTCCGTCCTGGACCTTGCCCACCTTCAGCGACTTCGTATAGGTGCGGCCGAACATGGTCAGGCTCGCCGTCACCGTTGCCGACGCCGCGGTCATGCCCGTGAAGGCCAGTTGCGCGGTCGTCGCCGTGGTGTTGGTCAGCTTGCCCCCGACGCACGACCAGGTGACCGCGCCGGCAAGCGCGAGCAGCGACGCCGTGATCGTGATCACCGACGGGTCGGTCTGGCCGTCCTGGTCCGTGTGGAAGTACGGTGTGTCCGACTGCAGCAGGATATCGGCGTTTTTCGACCCGCCATCCTTGTCGATCGCGACCGCCACCGACATCGTCTCGATCGAGGTGATGCCGATCGAGTTCACGGCCGACATCTTGGCCACGTAGGTGCCGGCCAGGATGTCGCGCACGTCCATCGTCGGGCTGGCCTGGCGCGGGATCGCCACCCAGTTGTCATTGCCGCGGCGGTACGCGCCCTCGTAGGCGACCGCGCCCGGCACCGGCGCGCAGCTCACCTGCAGAGCCAGCTTCTGGACGTCATTGAGCGAAACCGTATAGCCGACCAGCGTCACCGATGCCGGCGGCGCTTGCGTGGTCACGTCCAGCGACGTTTGGCTGTGCGCCGTGATCGCAATGCCCTTCTCGACGTAGTCATACTTGCCGGGCTCGTGCTGCACCGCCGTGATGGTGAAGGTGCTGCTGTCCTTCGGCGCCACGGACAGGATGCGGAACAGCGGCGCCGACAGCTCACTGCTATCGATCGACCACACGGCCTGCGCGCGCGGCGGCGTCGACCAGTCCGCGTCGACCGTCACCGTGTCGCCAGCCACCGATGCAACCGTGTGCGTCTCGGTAGCGCCGGCCGGCAGGATGGCGGTCAACTTGTCGCCGACGCTCACAGCCGGCGCCTTGTCGAGCGTGAGCGCGCGGCCGTTGACGGCGCGGATGCGGCCACCCACGCGTCGGCCCATCCGCGACGGATCGGCGACGCGCACGACTTGGCCCGGCAGCGCCATGGCGCCGTCCATGCCGACGTCGAACGAAATGCCCTCCGTCTCAAGGCGCGAGGTGGCCAGCGCCCACAGGCCAACGCGGTGCGCCTGACCCTGCGACGTGCAGCCGAAGCCGGTCAGCTGCACCGTCTTGATGCCGTAGCGCTTGATGCCTTCCGGATCTTCGACGTATTCGGTTTTTTGCGCATAGAAGTCGGCCGGGTCGTTCCAGGTCACCAGGGCGACCGTGTAGCGCGTCGACGCCTTGCTGCCAGTGCGCGTGAACTTGCCGCCGATGACGTTGGCCGCGGTGTAGATGTAGACCGGGTCCGACGGCATGTCGGCCGAGGCCATGATCGTGCCGGCGCCCCAGTACGAAATGCCGCGGAAGATCGACGCGATGTCCTGCAGCACGGCGTAGGCCTGCTTTTGGCTCTGCAGGTACAGGTTGCAGGTAAAGCGTGGCTCCTGACCGCCCTTCCCGTCCGGCACCAGCTGGTCGCAGTACTGCGCGATCTTGTACAGCGCCCACTTGTCGACCTGCGACGCCGTGATGCGGTCGCCCAGGCCGTAGCGGTCGTTGAGGATCAGGTCGCGGAACACCCACGCCGGATTGCTCGACCAGGCCGGCTTGAACGTGCCATCCCACGTGCCCGAATAGGTTCGCGCGACGGAGTCGTAATTGCTCGGAACCTGGATGATGCGGCCGAACAGGTCATAGGCGCGGGTCGGCACCGACTGGAACTGCGTGGCGTCGACCTGCACGCCCACCAGTGCCGACATCGGATAGCGCAGCTTGGCGTCGATGACTTCGGTGTAGCTGACGATCGTGGTCGTGTCCGAGATCCCGACCGTGTTGGCGTTCGGGGTCAGGCGCGTGACGCGCACTTGCCAGCCGCTCGTCGCATGCGGCAGGTCGATGCGCGCAGTGCGCTGGTACAGCGACGTGGTCTTGCCGTTGAAGGCGTTCGACAGCACCACGGCGTAGGCGCCGCCGTCAGTGGCCAGCTCGACCTGGTAGGCGACCTGATAGCCCAGGATGTCGCCGTTCGAGGTATCGGCCTTGCTCAGCGCTGGCACGCCCAGCGTGATGCGGATGGCCGACAGCGCCGTGTTATTGATCGCATGGACCCACGGCGAGCCCGACTTCAGCTCGGTGTTGACGGATACCTCGCTTTCGACGTCGGGGAAGCCCGGGATGTAGTCCTGGGCCTGGGTGCCGGACCGGAAGTCGATCGTGACGCCCTTGAAGTTGCTGGTGCCGTCCGCGTTCTGTACGGGAGTCTGGTTCAGGAAAACCGACTGCACTCCGTTGGCCAGGCCGAGGATCTCCCCTTCGGACACCAGGTCCATCACGCGCGCGTACGCGGTGCTGTGCAGGCTGTCGGTTGCTTCGTAGTGGGTATGCGACGAGCCGCCGCCCTTACCGCCGCCGTGGCCGATGATGTCGTTCATGGGATGTAGTGGTATTTGTTTGGAACCGAAGGAATCGCCGGCTGCGCGAGAGGCGCGCCGACGTAGGCCTGGTCTTCGGCGAGGATGCCGGCCGAGATCACGGCCGAGCCGACGATCATCCGGCCGTACAGGACGGGTACCGCGCTGCCCTGCAGCGTCGTGTTGACGGCGCCACTGAAGTTGTACGAGGCGCCGTTGTCTACTGCCTGCGCGGTGCCGGCGCTTTGCTGTGGCGACAGAGCCTGCAAGACGCCGCCGATCATCGTCAAGAAGCCGAACTGCGTCACTGCCGCGCCGATCTCGTATCCTGCAGCGCCCGCCGCAGTGAAGGCTGAGAGGCCTGCTACAGCCCATCCGCCGACCACGAGTGCCGCGCCCAACATCAGCGAGCCGAGAAATTGAGACTTCGCACCGACGATGACTGGAGCGATTCGAATATCGGCATCGCCACCCGACAGGGTGAGCTCGTCCTTGCTGATGTTCTGCTTGCCCAGGAAGCAAGCGTAGCGGATGCCGCGCTCGTGGCTGGTCATAAGCTCGCGCTCGAAGCCGGGCAGCAGAGCGCACAGCGCGCGCACAGCCTCGGCGGTGCTGGCCACGGCGAGCCGGTGCACACGACCAAAGGTCGCACCCAGCTTGCCGTATAGACGAATATTGCGAAGGGTATCCATAGGCTCCAATGAAAAAAGCCCGCTCGAGGCGGGCTGGTCAGGCTTGCTACTGGTGCCGCAGCACCGCGCGCGTGTTCTCGGCCCACATGCCGCCGTACACGTCCCGGCTCGACAGCCGGCCGTGCAGGTGATGCAGGATCAGCCCGTCGCCCAGGTAAATCGCCGCGTGGTTGGGGACGTCGTTGCGGGCGCGGATCTGCATCAGGATGACGTCGCCGACTTCCAGTAGGGCGCCATTGGGCAGCTTCGCAAAGCCAGCCAGCGGGAACCCTTCGGTGTACAGGTCGGACTTGCCGTCATTCCACCATTCGTCTGCTCGAGCGAACTGCGGCAGCGTAACGCCGCGCTCCTGCGCATACCAGTCGACGATCAGCTGATAGCAGTCCAGCACGCCATGCGAGAACTGCCGGCCGACCAGCGGCGCGCGGTAGCCGCTCGGCTCGATCGTCACCACCTCGCCGGCGGCCGGCGCGCCGTCGACCAGGTCGACCCGGACGATGTGCCAGGGAAGCCCGGAGGCCTCGCACGACACCAGGTCGGCCTGGCTGGGCTGCGCCGGCGCATTCGGGTGCGAGTGCACCACGGCGATGATTTCGCCCAGCTGCTCGGCGTCGGCGTATTCTTCGGCCGGCAGCACAAAGTGTTCCGTGCCCTGCGCCGTGTTCGTGCACTGCTGATACCGCTCGCGGCCTTTGACGACCAGCACCAGGCCACAGCACTCGCGCGGGTATTCCTCCGCGGCGTGCGCGCGGATCGCTTCGATGGTGTCGTTTTGCATTTTAGGACTGGATCAGGGCGGCGGCCGGAAAACCGCCGAAGTTGAGCACGTTGGTGGCGCCGAAGCGGGCCTTGCAGCCGCTCAAGCGCTTGCTGCAGACATCGAGCGCCGGATCGGACACCGGCTGGTCGTTGGCGTCGAATTTACCGCTGCCGGTGTAGCCGCAGTACGCGCCCTTGTACCTCCAGCTGCACAGGTTTGCGATCACTTGGCGACGCGGCAGCTGCGTGTCGTGAAAGTCCAGCGCGCTCGCGAGCTCGAACTGCACCACCTCGTTCGTCTCGCTGGTCTTCTGCTCGATCGTCCACACGTCAGGCGGGAACTCCTGCGTCGGGTCCGCGCTCGGGTTTCCGCCGGCGAAGTTGGCCGCGTCGAGGTACTGGCCCAGCGTGACGTGCCGTGTAAGCGTCGCCCCCACCAGGTCATCGAACAGGATGCACAGCGCCGAGATCGAGCCGTCGACGTTGCCGACCGAAAGCGTGGGCGTAGGCTGCTGGCTTTCGCTGGTTTTGGCGAAGCCCTCGGCCTGGATCGGGAACGCGGTGTATTCGTCCCCCTGCCACCAGATCGACCCGGCCTTCTCGTAGCCGTGGAAGCGTAGCAGCGCGCCGCCGGTGATCATGGTCGCGTCGAGCTCGAATAGTTCGACCCGCGCGCCAGGCTCCAGGCCTTGAATATCTGCTGTGATCATGGTTGAAAGCTCTGGTTGAAGGTTGCGGAAAGCTGCCAGATCGCGCCGTCGACCTGCTTCATGCTGTAGCTGTCGCACTTGTAGAAGCCCGGCACGCTGTTCGGTGGCGTCCACTGGAACGATGCCGCGCCGCCGAGCGCATCGAGGAACGCCTTGATGCCGGCGACGATCGACACGTCTTCGGTGAATGTCACTGGCCAGGACTCGGACTTGTTGTTGATGCCGTCCTGCGCGGTTTGCGCGTACCCATCGCCGAACTGCGCCTTGAGCACGCGGAAGGTCGTCGTGCCGGTCGGCTTCGCGTCCGGCGCCCACGTGAATGTTTGCGTCATCCTCGTCCTTGTTGAAATTTCCAGATGGTGCCGCCTTGGCGGGTCTCTTGCACGATGACGGTTTTGATCTTGGCGTTGAGCGCGTCGGCCATCGCTTGAGCATCTGCGTTCGAACCACCAGCCGTTTCCGCCGTGGTCCCGCCATTGACGTTGGTCGTCAGGTTGATGGTCACGCCACCACCGTCGTCTCCAAGTGCATGGTTTGGCGTGATCGTGCCATTACCGGACGGTGTGAACACCTCTTGACCGCGCTCGCCGACCATGTACGACATGCCGCCCAGGACCGGCCCACCATTCGCACGGTGAGGCAGGAAGTCCAGGTTGTTGAACTGCGACGTGTCAACGGCCTGAGTTGAGGATGTCAATAAGTTCGATGCCGATCCCAGCGAGTCGAGATTGATCCCTCCCGTGAGCATGCTCGTGAACGTCGAGCTCAAGAACCCGGAAACGCCGGACAGCGCCTGCTTGGCCTGGATCCGCGCCAGGTCGGCGATGATCGACGTGGCCAGGCTCCTGAAGTCCAGCTTGCCGGTGGTCACGAAGTTCGCGAATGCATCTTCGGCGCCCCGGAAAGCATTCGTCAGCGAATTGCCGATCTGCGTGCCGACGTCGCTGGCCTCGCGCCCGTACTGCTTGAGCGACTGCTGCAGGCCGAACCATGGGTCAAGCTGCGCCTGCTGGTTCGCGTACCACTGGCTGTAACTGGTGAGCAGCCGCATTTGCGCCTCGGTGCCATCGCCGGCGTTCTTGATGCGCTCCTGCCAGAAGTCGACGTCGATCTGCAGCAGCGCCTGCTTGCTAGCCGTGGCATCGGTAATCTGCTCAGCGGCGTACTTCCGGTTTTCCTGAGCGAGCTCGTACGCGTACTGCAGTGCTTTGCCCTGGCCCATAGCAGCTTGGCCCACTTGCGTGCGCGCGTCGCGCTCCTGGTTCAGTCGCGCGAGCGTCTCATCGGTGATCGGTTTCTGTTCGGCGCGCAGCTTGGCCAGCGCCTCTTCTTTCCAGGTCTCCGAATCGATGGCGACCATCGCCAGCGCCCGTGCGTCGGCGCTCTTGCCGTACAACTGGTACTCGGCTTCGAGCGATGCGTTCTGCTTTGCACGAGCGATCACGCTTTGATCGATATATTTGGTGACCTCTTGCTGCGCTTTCTGAGACTGCGTCAGCTGGTCGTTTGCGCTGATCTGCTTAAGCGCTGCCTGTATCGTGGCCTGCTGAGCCTTTGACAGCTGCAGGTGCCCACTGGCCAGCTCCTCGTTGATCTTGATGGCAAGCTTCTGGGACTCGGTCAGATTCTGGTTTGAAAGCAGCTCTTCCTTCTGTTGTGCCAGCTTGGTATTTACGATCGACAGAACGCGGGCATAGGCTTCCTGCTGTTTCTTGGTGGCAGCCTCATCGGCAGCCTTCGCCTTCTGCATCGCCGTGAAGCGTTGTTCCAGCTGATCCAACTGGTCGGCCTGCGCAAGGCCGCTTTTCAGCGTGGCCGCATCGACGGTACCCTGGCTTTTCATCAACGTGAGCCTGTCGCGCTGGCCCTGCGTCAGGGTCGCACCGGTCTCGATCTGCTTTTGCATGACCGCGATCTGATCGGCCATCGACTTGGTCAGCTGGTCGACCGACTGTTTCGCAGCTTTCTGCGCGTCGGTGACAACAGGCGTCTTCGTTTCGCCATTCAGCTTGGGCGTGCCAGGGATGAAACCGTCAGACAGCGGTTTCAAAGGCCCAGCATTGCCCAGGCCGGTCTTGTCCGCCAGCCACTTCGCCATGCTGACCGTGCTCTCGGTTGCGGCTTTCGTGACCTTGGCAAACCACTGAGCTGCATCCGTAGCCCAGCCCTGGATCTTGTTGCCGAGCCTATCAAGCGTCGACCCGCCACCGTAAATTTGCTGGAAGGCGTCGAGGATGTTGTTTTTGGCCTTCAGCACCGCTTCTGAGGCAATGTTCAGCGCCGGTGTGAACGTATTCGTGAGCTTGTCAGAAATCTGGCTCAGGAACCCCGGGCCACCGTTGCCAATCTCGTGCGTGATCTTGCCGAGGCGCGCAACTGCTGCGGCCTGGTCATCGGTGACTCGTGCCACCAGCGTACCGGCGTGCGCGGTGTCTTCCAGGAACTGAGCCTTGCCGCCGAATCCGACCTTTGCCGCAGCATCGTACTTCGCAGTTTCATTCGACAGCGCAGCAATTTTCTTGGCCGTCTCGATCGCAACCACGTCAGTATCACGTAGGGCACCGTTTGCATCCGTGACCTTGACGCCGAGCCTGGTGAACTCGTCGCTGCCGTCACCGGTAGCCGCCTTCATCATCGCGTCGTGGAAACTCTTGAAGGACGTGCCGAGTTCCTTGATGCTGATGCCATTTTGAGCGGCAACAGCATCGAAGCGTGATAGCTGCGACACTGCGATGTCGGTCGACGTTGCGATGCCGGCATATGCTGCGTCGACGCTCAGGCCTTTGGCGATAAACGCGCCCAGGACGACCGTAGCGGCAACGATAGCAGCGACCAGACCCACGGCGATCTTGCTGGCCAGACTTGACGTCTGCTGCTCGGTTTCGGCCATCTTCCCCTTCGTTTTATCGAGGTCGGAGTGAAACGCGGGGAAGTAGCTGGAAATCTTCTGGAAGGCGCCAGATGCGCTATCAGACATGGATCCGAACGATTTTTTCGTACTGTCGTCGCTGCTCGAGAACAGGGACTTGATCGAGCCCCAAATGCTGCCAAACATGCTCTTGATCTTGTCGAAGATGGATGCGATGAAACCCATGCTCTCGGTGCTGGTCTGCTTGGCCTGGGCCATGCCGGCCTGGTACTTCGAGATATCAGCGCCCAGCGAAACTTGGATCGAGTGGTTCATGGTTACCTTGTATTTTGGAGTGCCGCTTCAATTTGCTGGTCGATAAGGCCGATCGCCGCGACCTCATTGGCATCGACTGCCGGCCGCAGAAACGGATGTGCTTTCATGCCAGGGTGGTGCACCACGGGGTAAGCATGGCCGCCAAACGCGACATCGCCACCGTTCTTGCCCGTGATGTCGTGCGGGGCGGCGCCGGTGTACTCGATGATGTGGGCGTACCAGACCGGTGTGCCGTCGGGCGCGGTCCCGCCGGCCGATACCGTGGCGACGACCTCCGAACCCTTCTCCGTCACCGAGGTATGGATCGTATTGCGCAGCTCGCCCAGGTGCACAGGACAGTTGGCCCTTGCCGTGGCCTCAATCAGCTGCGCACCGGCGAACAGGCCGACGTGCATGCTCTGCTCCATCTGTGCGGGCGAGCCATCGAGGAAGCCGATGAACTCGTCTAAGCCGGTTACTGTCTGATCAGGCATGTTGTCCTCTCGGGTTACGCCAGGAATGTATTCATGTCGCGTTCTTCGCGAAGCGCCTGCAGGCGCGCAGCATCAGACGACTCAGTGAATGGAGCGAACCGGTCCGGCTCGGTCGCATTCGATGCCTCCGCGGCGTACTCCTTCGAAAGCCTCTGCAGCGTCAAAAATTCCCACGGTGACAGGTTCAGGCCGGTTTGCCGCTGCCATGATTCGATGCACTGCGGCTCGACTGGCACACTGCCCATGCCAGTCGCTGTCGTCGGCCCGAATTCGAACAGGTATTCGACCAGGTAGCCGCCCCACTCAAGCGGGGGCAGTTCTGGCTCGATCCCCTCCCCTTCGAGCGTCTCACGCCTGGATTTGCTCGGCGTGTTGTCGCCCTTCGGGGGCTTGGGCGCTGCATTCAGCCAGGCGGCATGCCTGACGTACAGCGCCATGGCCTCGGCGCCGGCCTTTAGAAATTTGCCCAGTCGCCGTGGAAGGTGGCCACCTGGACGGTGATAAAGCCGAGTTTCGGGTTCATGTACAGGTCTTGCGCCGAGATCGGCAGGCCTTCGATGTTGGCGGTCACGGCGGCCAGCTTGTCGGCGCGCTCCTGCAGGTTGCCCTCGACGGTCTCTTTGACCTGCTTACCGCGCATGCCGGCGAAGGTCTTGGCAGTCTCCGACGTATTGATCTTGTGCTGCGCGCGCAGCGCTTCCTTGGTGCCGGGGCTGCGGATCTCGATGCGCACCGGTTTGCCGTTGAACAGCAGCGGGCCGTTGTCCTGCTTGTTCTGGACGTCGAGCCAAGCGGTATCGCACGCCTCGAGGTCGGCGATGGTCTGGACGGTTGCGGCTTTGTCTTGGTCGTGGATCATGGTGTTGCCTTTCTTCGCGGGTTGGATGTGCCCGTGCCGGCCGCTGCTCCCGCGAAGGAGACAGCGGCCGATCGGTGCTCAGGGTGGCCTGGTGGCCGGGTTACGTGGTGGAGGTGATGGTGTCGGTCTGGCGCAGCAGGGTAAGGCTGCCCTTGACCGCATCGTTGCTCTGGCCCAGGTTCTCGACGTACTCGAGCACTTGCGCCGTGAAATAGCGCTTGGTCGTGCCGTCCTGTTTGAGCAGCTTGAAGGACGGGACGCTGTTGTCTTTTGACGCATTGTTGACGATCACCTGGCCGGCATCGTTCTCGATCCATGCGCACTCAAACTGCGCGTTCGGCAGCTTGAAACTGCCCTTCTTCTCGCGATCCTGGGCGTCGCTCACGGTCGAGAGCGTCGCGGTGCTGTAGGTGCGGCCGACGACGTTGCCGACCTTGGTGATGCTGCCGATTTCCGTCCAGACCAGCGCGCCATAACCGGTAGCGTCGTAGGTCGCGGGCGCCGCCGTGCTCACGAAGAGCTTTGTGCCGGCGACGGTTGCAAAATCATTTGCACTCATGATTGGTGATACCTTTCAAAAGAAAAAGCCCGCGGGCATCGCTGCGACGCGGGCGGGCTGGGAAACAGGTTGTGGCGATCGGCTATGTCGGGTTCGGCTCGAGGTAGGTGACCTTGAAGTCCCGCGATTGCGAATAGATGCGCGCTGCGCCATCGGAGAAATCCGGGCCGACGGCGTCACGCAGTACGCTGCGCACTTGGGTGCTGGCGATCGTGCCGGTATGCGTGCCGGCGCCCAGTTTCGTCGCCAGGAGCAGGTTCTTCTGGTCCGGGTAGGTCTTCGCGGCGACCGTCACTTGGATGCGCGCGGTGATCAGCGTATTTGCCTCGTTGCCGGAGACCGTGCCCAGCTCGATGCGGCTGATCTCCTTCACGCCCAGCGCCGGCAGCACAGCATCCGCCGGGATGTCGCCCGCATACACGCGGTCGGCGACGATGGCCTTAACCGGGCCATACGCCAGCTGCAGCGCCACCATTACAGCTACACCATCAGCCATGGCCGAAATCCTCCAGCATCATTTCCATGTGGCGGCGATCATCCAGCAGCGCCGGGCCCAGCAGGATGCGCATGATGCGATCGCCGCGGCCGTGCAGTGTCACCCGCATGTCCATCGCGACCCGGTCATCCACGCGGATGCGCAGCCGGGTCTTGCGCAGCGAGATGCGCACGCCGTTGACGTCCGACTCGGCCTGGCGCGGCAGCTCGTCTTGTACCCAGGCCCATACATGGTCTGCCAGAACTACCCAACCATCGTCGCCGTCCAGCTCCGTGTTGTAGACTGGATCGCGCGCAACAGGCCGCTGCTCGATCGTCACTTGCTCGTCCATTCGGAAAGGCGCGACCATCAGTACACCATCGCGCGGTCGAGCAAACTGCCGAGGTACTGAGCGTTCGGGTTGGGGTAGTAGTCGTTCTCGAGCATACCCAGGATGTAGCGTTTGATGGCCGCAGGCACTGCAGCATCGGTCGCGCCAAAGCCGCACACGTACTGCACCTCGACGGCGCCCTCGCGCTGCAGCTGCGTCGCGGGCCACATCAAGCCAGGTGCCGGCCTGACCGAACCTGGCTCGGCTCCGGTGTTTACCACATAGTCTTGCGGGTCGAGTGTTTGCTGCACCCCGGCAACATCGTAGAACTTGATGTGGTCCACGCTGGCCAACGGCGCGTTCGGCAGTTTGATCGCTTCCTCAAACCGGTCGAGCGTCACGACCCAAGTCTGCGTGATGAATGCGCGCCCAGTCTTGTGCTCGGCCTCTTCGATGATTCCCTGCACCTTGTCCGCGATCTCGGCGTCGAGCGCATTCCCAGGCGCACGCGCTGCACGACGGGCAGCGTCCATCGACACGGCGAGGGCAGCTGGAGGCGTGATCAGCCGCGGCGTCATCGCTTCGCCCCTTGCACGCCAGCCGCCCGGCCGGTGGCCTGCTGGCCGGCGGCCCCGGGCGCACGCGCAAACACGGTCGGCGCCTGGGCGGCCTGCTTGGCTTTTTCCTCGGCCTCGCGCGCGAGCTGGTCGCGCACCACCGGGAAGTCTGTTATTTTCTTCATCAGGTATCCACCCTTTGGAACCAAGTTGTTTTGTCGAATCGCTCGCCGTTCGCGCAGCTGCATCGCGCCGTCCAGAGCCAGTCAGCAGGCAGTGCGGTATCGACCCCACCCAACAGCACGACGATGTAGGTATGAACGACACCGCCTATCGTCGCGGTCTGGATGCTGAAGTCTCTCAGCATGGTGACGCCCTGCAGAATGAGCGTTACCGGTTGCCCGGTAGTCGCAAGCGTTGTATTGCGGTCAAGGAGCTCGTCGGTGATATCCGCCGCGTACCAGCTGATTTCATCAGGGTCGCGGTGCACCATCCACTTGTCCCCGACCTTGGTTGGCTCTGTCGTACTCATTCCATTTCCTTAAGTTGACGTTGCAGAACCGATGCCGACGACTCGGCTACCGCTGCCCTCGAAGACGACCACGCGGCTGCCGCTTCCCTCAAACACGACGATTCGCGCCGGCGAAATCTGCGAAATGTCGATGCCTGCGCTGTTCACAGTCAGATCGCCGCTGGCTTGCGCTACTGCCACAGCTGCGCCGGCCAGGGGAATGCGCGTGACCAGCGCCCCGCTTCCGGCGGCCGAGGCTGATGCCGGTCCAGCCAGCGGGATCGCCGTCGCGAGTACACCGGTCGCCGTCGCCCGGGCTGTGGCGGTGCCAACTAGTCGAATCGACGTCGTCAAGGCGCCGCCAGCGGTCACGCTCGCCTGCGCCGATCCGGACAGAGCAGCACCACCTCCCGCAAGCGAACCGTATGCCTGCGCGACCGCTTGCGCGCCACCAGACAGTGCGATCTTGGTGGTCAGCGCTCCCGTAGCAGTGGCTGACGCCACAGCCGCGCCGGACAGGCCGCCGCCGCTCCCTGCCAGCACCCCAGTCGCCACCGCCACCACCTGCGCCGATCCACTCAACGGAATCGCAGTGGAAAGCGTGCCGCCAGCGGTGGCCACGCTAGCGGCAGCACCTGACGGCTTGACCGACGTGACGAGCGAGCCGGTCGCCTTGGCGGTCGCCGAAGCGCTTCCAGCCAAAGGGATGGCAGTCATCAGCGAGCCAGCACCAGACGCTGCGGTCTGCGCGGCTCCTGAAAGCGGGGTAGCGGTCGACAGTGCGCCGCCGGCGCTCGCCGATGCGGCGGCTGATCCGGACAACTGGGCTGCTACAGCCGCCGGCGCGAGTATCGCCGCTTGAATATTGGCGTTCGAATAGTTGCTGGCTCGGTTGGCGTTCTTCTGCAACAGCTTGACGGTCAGCGTCTGCCCAGCACTGGCCGCCTTGTACGTAATCGATATCGCACCCTGCAAGCCACTACCGCTGCTCCAGGTGACGCCGCTCGAATTCGACACCTGCGCCGCGCTACCGTCCGACAGGGTCGCCGTGACGGACATATCGGCGCCGTAGATACCGCCCAGTATCGTCGCTACGCGCGGCGTGGTATCGGCCGGGAACGTGACCGCGTAGCCGACACCTTCACCATTGCTCGAAAAGATGACGTTGGTTGAGCTGCCCGAGGCGGTCGGACTACCATCGGACCAGCTGACGGCATTGTTTGAGCCGTTCGTGATCGAATCGCTGAACGACCCGACATGCGAAACGTTGATCTGGCTACCGCCCGTCGCCTTGCGTACGGCCGATGCGTTCGGGTAGTTGATCCAGTCGATCGTGCCGAGCGCGGTCAGATCGTAAGGCGCGCCCGTGCTCGGCGTGACCGTCATCGACAGCGAACCCGCTGCGCCAGCGGTCAGCGAACCAGTGGCCGTAGCAGACGCCACGGCCGCACCGCTCAGCTTAATCCCGGTCGACAACGAGCCGTATGCGCTGGCCACGGCAACAGCGGCACCCGACAGAATGGATGGCGCCACAACTGCAGCGGTGAATGCTGGCGCCTCGCCGGTTTCGCCATTGGAGAACACGCGCCACGGATTGTTGTGCAGCGCCAGCGCCTGGACCGCGCCTTCGGGCGTAGCGCCGCCTTTACCGACGGGCGCCAGTTGACCACGGAACGCCGCAATCAGGCTGATGTTGCCGGTGAATCCAGCGTTTCCCCAATTCGAATCGGCGCCGCCAATCAGTAGCGGGCAGTTCGCATCTCCTGCGGTTCCTGTTGGTGCGCCGCCGCCGTTGGTGCCAGCAAAAACGCCGTTGATGTAGGCGGTCGCCAGGGTGCTCGAAGTGAGATCGCCGGTGAAGACGATCAGGATGGTGTTTCGCTGACCCGGGACCAGTTTCGCAGCTGGCGCCGTCAGTGTGGCAAGAACGTAATAATTCGTCGAGCCAGTGATCGAAAACGTCACCGTGTTGTTGGGCTGGATATACAAATTCCAGCCGGTCGCATTGCCGCCGTCGTTCTTGCCGATCAGCGACATGCTGCCCGTGCGCGCGACGAGCGGAAGATAAAACTCGACCAGCAGCGATGACGGGCCGCGATTGTAGAACAGGTCGCGCGCGACGGTATTGCCGTAATGGAAGCCGCCGGTGCCGTTGAACTGCAGGCTGGCGCCCGACGGGGATGGTGCGTTGATCGGTCGCGTGGCGACCGCTGCCGGCACCGCGCCGGTGACGACGTCGCGCGAGTTTCCGACCAGGGCGAACAGCGGAACCAGGCCCGATTGGAACCGCACCCGGCCCTGTGGCTGGCTTCGCATGGCCATAAATTAGCTCCGGGAAGTGCCGCTGTAGGTCGCGCCAAACGTGACAGGATTGGTGGTATTGCCGAAGCCGATGACGCGGATATAGCGCGCGCCCGGCGGAATATCGACGCTCCAGGAATAGGTCGAGCCGGCCACTACGTCGCCGGCGTAACCGGCCAAGTCGTAGACGGTCGAGCCGTTGTCGGGCGACCATTGCACGACGATCGAGCCCGGCACACCTGGCGCGCTCGTGCCGTTGGTGATCGACAGGCCCACCACACCGCTGTCAAAATTGTTCGGCGCCGCTGCCTTGGTGTCCAGCCAGCCGGCGGCGGCGCTGTTCACGCCGGGCGATCCGCGCGACGTGCCCGCGGCTCCATTGTTGGCCGTCGGCGTTATCAGGGTTGTTACGGTATCTGCAACAGTGGTCATTTCGGCACTCCGTTCAGTTCAAACAACGCGTCGTGCACATCACCCACGTCGACCCGATCGGGCGCCTGGACTTTCGACATGATCTTGTCGGCATGCTCCTGCGTGATCTGCTTGATGTAGACCAGCTTTCCAAGCGCCTCTTGGAACGTCTCTGCGCGCGGGTCGACGCGGCCCTGATCGAGCAGCGCGATGACGTATTTGTAGTCGCTGCCGGCATGGATCGTGTCGAGCACCGCGTTGCCCAGCTCTAAGCCCAGGGCGTCGAGGATCGCACCATTGCCGATCGTCTCGCCGGTGAAGCGCATGCGCCCGGGCGACATGGCCACCGCGATGGCATCGCAATCCTTGCGCGCATACGCGGCGGCCAAGTCGGCGTCTGTCTCGATGCGCGCCTTGACCTCAGCACGGAACGCGGCTTGTTGGTCGGCGGTCATCATGATCAGTTGTCGACCTGCAGGGTGAGCGTGCCGGCAGCGAAGTACGGCGCCGGGTCGCCCGCGTTGATCGTTTTGGCCTGGCTGAGCGCAGCGCGGAACACTTCGGTGCCGCCAGTTGCCGAGTCGAAAACGCCGAACTCGACCACTTGGCCCCAGGCCGCAGGTACTGCCGAGCCGCCCGGGAACTGGACCGGGTTGTTGTTCGACGTGGTGCCGCTGCTGCCGCTCGATACTGCGGTGCTGCCGGCGCCCTGCGTGCCGGCCCAGTTGGCCAGCGCCGAGGTGATCGGCACGCGCGCGTAGCTCGTGCCGCTGGTCGACACCTCCGTGCCCGGTGCGCCATCGCTGCCGGCTGCGTTGAACAGGCCGACATACAGCGTGGCCGGGCCACTGCCAGCGCCAGCGGTCGAACCGTTCAGGCCCAGCGCCTGCGCACGGAAGAACCAGTCGACGTATTTGTTTTCGTAAGCATCGGAAAAAGCGCTCATGGGGCTCCAGGTGTAACGGTGTTGGGTTGTTCGGTGAGCCGCGCGACGACATAGGCCGCCAGCTCGTCATCGGACTTGCCGAGGATGTCGTCGGGGAAGATCGCCACCGACCCGCCAGCACGGCGGGGGATGACGACGCAGAGGTTGCCCGGGTCCGCCGCCTGCGCGCGCAGGTTCGCGAGCCAGGCGATGGTCGCAGGTTGCATGCTTACTTCGCCAGCGACTCAGCGTAGGCGACGGCTTCGGCATCGGTGTCGACAGTGCCGGCCATCGCCTTGACCTGCTTCGGGTCGATCTCGACGACGTCATTGCACTTGCCAAGGTCGCAGTCGACCAACACGCGCGCTTTCACCTTTTTGGTTTCCGGCTTGGCCGTAGCTTGGGTCGTATCTTGAGTATCTGCCATGTTGTTCTCCATGTTGGCAACCGGCGCAACGCCGGCCGCCGGTTACGATCAGGTTGCGCTGTTCTGGTAGGTCTTCACGGCGCCGCCTACATCGATCAGGTTGCCGCCCGAGCGCATGAACGCCAGGAAGCCGATCTGGCCCAGCATGGTGAAGGCCGAGTCAGTCATGCGGAACAGCGTCAGGTCCATGACGTCGCGGATCAGGTACTTGCTCAGCTGACCAAAAGCGATCGACTTGGCATTTGCCGCCATGACGGGCATGTCCTGGTTGATAGCGAAAGCGCGGCCCAGCAAGCGATCAGGCGCGCCGCCCGGGTTGCCCTCCTCGTAACCTGGCACGAAGATCGGGCGAGCGTTGTTGTCCTTGAGCTTACGGATCACCTTCAGGCTCTGGTCGTGGAACATGTAGCCCACGCCCGGGGCGTTGCGATATGCCGGGTCCACCGAGTGCTCCAGCTCGACCAGGTCGTCGTAGGTGATCGACGCGGTCTGGCCAGTGGCTCCGGCGCGGCCGACGTTGGCGGCAGTAATGATGCCGCGCGGCTGACCCGAGCCCGAACCGACGGTAAAGTGATTGTTGGTAATGCGGCCCAGTCGCATCGCCAGCACGCTCTGCACGTAGCCCTCAATGTCGATGAAGGAGTCCTGCACCAGCTCGAACGGCAGCGCGATCGCCTTCGACGAATACTTGTAGACGTCCAGCGTCGCATTGCCGAACGCGGTGTTCAGCGTGCTGGCCCCGCCGTTCTGGCCGACGATTTCACCGATCTCGGCAGTGGCGTCCGAGGTCGGGAAGTTCATCGTGACGCCGGTGGCGGTGCGGATCGGGGTACCGACCGAGCGCATGCCGCCGTAGGCCTTCATAGCAGTCTCGAGCGAGCGCTGGTATTCCGGCGACGTGGTGTAGCCGCCTTCGGTCGCGGTGGTGGTGCTCATCGCGGCGCGGATGTCCGGATTCTGGCGGGCCAGCATGCGATTGCGGTCGTCGGCGGACAGGTTCGCCATTCCGCCGCCGAGGAAAGCGCGCAGCGCCTTCGATTCGTCGCTGATCTTGCTCGGGTCGCGGGTCGCCGCATTCAGCGCGGCCTCGTGCTGGGCCTGCGGGTTCTCGCCGGCCAGCGTCGCCATGCGCTGCTCGCGCGCGATCTCGGCATCGATCGCCTCGACTTCGGCCAGGATGGTGTCCAGCTGGGCCGCTTCGGCGGCCGGCATGCGCTGGTCCGCCGGGTACTTGTTGTTCAGGTCATTGGCCTTCTTGGCCACGGCGTCGCGCTGGGCGCGCAGTTGTGCGAGCTTGCTCATGTGGTAATACCTTTCGAGATGGGTCCGCTCTCGCGGCCGGGTTGGGGCAATAAAAAAGCCGCCCGAAGGCGGCCAGCATAGTGGCGCGAGAGCGTCAGCTAACTTGCAGGCGCGCCAGCATGCTGATTCGCTGCTGCTGGCGTGCACGGTGTTCGGCGGTGGCGGCCGGGTCGACCTGGTCAGGCGCCGGGTCCGGGGCTTTCGGTGCGCGCGCGTACGCGCTCATGTTCCAGGAGGCCTCGGCCTTCGCGCCGACCGCCACGCGGTCGACAAGGCCTGCAGCTACGGCTTCCTCGGCGGTGTACCAGGTCTCTGCGTCCATCGCGGCGCGCACGTCGTCGACGGCCATGCCGCTCTTCTTCGCGTACTGGGCCGCGAGTGAGCCGTCGATCTTCGACAGCAGCGCGGCGGTCGCGGTCAGGTCGTTGGCGTTGCCGATCGCCCAGGTCCACGCGTTGTGGATCATGTAGAAGCCACCATCGGCAATCTCGACTTCGTCGGCCGCGGTGGCGATCACGGTCGCGGCGCTAGCGGCGTAGCCGTCGATATGCGCGATGACCTTGGCGCCGGTGTCGCGGATGGCCTGACAGATGGCCTGTGCAGCGAACACATCGCCGCCCGGGCTGTTGATGCGCAGGCGAACGGTCCCGCTCTTGATGCTGCGAATCTCAGGCACCAGGGCTTCCGCCGAGACCCCGCCGCACCAGTACGCGGTTTCTTCATCGGACACGATCGCGTCGTAGATGTAAATGGCCGTCTCGTCGCCGGCGGCCGAGGCCACGATGCGCGACTGCGGCAGCCGGTCAGGACGCTTTTTGTTGCTCGCCAGGAGCTTGGTCAGGCTGTTGGGCACTCGTGCCTCCATTCGTCTTCAATTTTGGATTCGGCGGCATGTTCTCGCGCCGGCGGATTTCGTCTGCGTCCATGAACGGCATTTCGCCGGCGCGGCCCAGGGCAGTTCTGTAGGCGTCGTATCGGGCCTTCAGGTCACCTCGCTCGAGCGCTGCCGTGACATGCTCGACGAAGTATTTCTGGCGAACCGGCCAGAGCTTGCAGTTGATCTCCTGCGCAATCGGCGTCAGGTGTCTCTGCAGGGTGTACCGCACGAAGCCGATACCCATGTTCTCGACACCCGCACCCCATGACGTCGTCTTATCAGTGTGCCCAACCATGAATGGGGGCACACCGAAGATGCGGCAGATTTCTTCGACAGTGAAGAGGCGTGTTGCCAGTATTTCGGCATCCTTCGAATTCACGCTTAGTTGTGCCGGTTCCAGGCCACCTGTAAGGAGCAGCGGCCCTCTTCCACCGTTCTGCACGCGCGCGAGCAGCGATGCTTTCAACTGCTCCAGTTGCTTGTCATCGAGCTTGGATGCAGTCTTGAGTGCGTAGTCAAAATTGGCACCACCAGAGAAGAACCGACCAGCATTTTCCTGCGCTGATAGTGCGGTGCCGATCGCTTCCAATGCCGCATAGGTCAGCGGACTTGGGCTGCACAGCCCATCAAAGCCCAGGCTAGGCAAGTGGATCACGTCTGCGCGGTCCAGCACGTAAGACGGGCCGTCGATCGGGCTAACACGGTAATAGACATTTTTCCCATCCCGAAATGGCATCACCGTATGGCGCAGCAGCGGTTTCCAACCGATTACACGGTTGCTGAAAGGACTAGGGCGGATCCATTCGCCGAACCCGTCACCATGAGAAAGCTTGGACAGAATAAGAGTTTGCCAGGCATCGAAAGAGGTCCAACCGTCGCTGGCCAGCTCATTGAACATCCACCAGTAATCGTGGTCGGCAGTATCGCGCTCGTTACCGTTTCGTTCGTAGATCCCCACGGGCAAACTAGCAATTGCGCCAGCGACCAGTGACATACAGCCGTACGCAGCGGACACACGCATCGCGGTTTCTGCGGTGACGGAGGCGCCCGAAGACGAGCGGTGCGAGGCACCAAGCAGGTTGGCCAGCTCGTTCATCGTCAGGCTACTGCTCGAATTCTCGCCGAGGGCAACAACACCAGCTCGCGCCACACCGCCTTCGCGACCGGCCAGGAATGAGCCGAGCACGCGAGACTCGTGGCGCACAGCCTCCAGGTTCAGTAGTTTTCCGGTCATTAAACGTCCACGTCAAAGATTGAGAATTCCAGGCTCAGGCTGGGTTTCGTAGGCAACGGCTCGACTCAGCGCCATTACGGTCGCGACGATTCCATCGATGCGGCCAGTCGCATTCGACTTCTTCTTGTCAGGGCGGAAATTGCCGTTTGAATCGAACAACAGCGCGACGTTGGTCGCGCACCAGCGCAACACCGGGTTGCCGCGGTGATGCATGAGCTTGCCGTACACCAGCTCTTCGAGCAGCTTGCTGCCGGGGTACATGCCGCCGGTGTTCTGCGGCACTTCAACAAGCGGCACGTTTTGCTCAAGCAGCTCGTTGGCCAGCTGCAGCGCGTTCCAGCGGTCGAAGCCAATCTCCTGCACGTCGAAGTCCTGCAGCGACTGCAGGATGCGCAGGCGGACCGGGCCGTAGTCGGTGACATTGCCTTCGGTGCCTGTGATCCAACCAGCCTCCTGCCAGGCCTTATACGGTGCCGCGTCGTCATGCTCTTCGGCGTTGATCTTGTCCTGGGGACACCAGAACCACACCAGCATGTACCAGTCGCCGCCCTCCTCGTCCGGCGGGAACACCAGCGAGTAGGCGACCAGGTCACGCGTCGACGCGAGATCCAGACCGCCGAAGCAGCGCCGGCCCTTTAGCATCGCCGGGTCAAATTTCTTGCCGCCCTTGTCCCACATGCTGATGTCGAACCAGCCGTCAGCGCTGTTGCACCAGATGTTCAAGTCCTTCGTAAAGAAATTAGCGCGTGCGCCTGGCAGCGCCCCTGCCTTGCGCGCCATGCCGCGCATGTATTCCAGGGTCTTCGAGCGACCCAGCCCAGGATTGGCCTTGTACCAGTTCGCCTCGACGAAAGGATCGTCGTCCTGGTCGAGCGTGTACACGTAGCCGAAGAAGGCGTCATCAACGCGCTTCCCTTCGAGCACTGAGATCAGGTAGTCGCGGATCTCGGTGCAGATGCCATCCAGGATGAAGCCTGCCGTCGTGATCGCGGACAGCAGGGGCTGGCTGCGGGCACCAAGCGCTGATTCCATCACGTCCCACACGTCACGGCTGCGCTGCGCGTGCAGTTCGTCGAACAGGATCGCCGAGGGGTTTAAACCATCGAGGTTTTCCGCATTCGCCGGTAGCGGCGCGAACACCGAGTTGTCGAGCTCGACCTTCTCCTGGTTCAAGCCAGCGTAGGTCTTGAACGACCGGGCTACGCCAGGCGAGCGGCGCACCCAGCGCTTGATATTGTCGAAGGCCGGCTTGAAGACCGTCATCGCCTGGGCGCGTGTCGTGGCGACCGCGTACACCTCGGCTCCGATCTCACCGTCCATGGAGAACAAGTAGGCGCCCTGCGGCCCCTTCCAGGTGCTTTTACCATTTTTGCGGGCGACCTCCTCGTAACCGCGGCTGAAGCGCCGGCCGCCATCGACTTGCCTGCGCCAGCCGTATAAGACGGCGGTCCAGAACTTCTGCCAGGGGTCCAGCAGGATCGGCTTGCCAGCCAGCGGTCCCTTGATGTGGACAAAGAATCGCTCGATGTATTCGATGATGTGCCAGGCGTGCGCCGGACTGAATACTAAGCCACGCGTAGCGCCCTTCAGGAGGTCCCCATAATGCCGCTGCACCGCCAGGTAGACCAGGCGCCCGGTCGGGATCTCGCCGCGCAGCACTGGGAGACCATACGCTTCGTCCCACTCGTGCAGGACCGGCGGCGTCAGCTCGAGGAGTTTCTTCCGGGTGAGCTGGTGGCGTGGTTTACGAGATCGCCGAACAGGTCGTCCTGTCCGCCCCGCTCTCCCGTGTCCTTGCGCACCCGCGCCAGTGACGGAATCGTCAGACATGCTTTTGGTAGCCATTGGCCAAGCTCCATCTTGAGCCGCTTCTCGTCATCGGCCCACGGCGTCGGCGTAGCCCACCCGGTTTTCGAAATCTGCACCCGCCCATTCTTTTTAACGGCCTGGCATGCAACGATCCAGTCGCAATATGTCCGCACGATCACGGCTAGCGGCATCCCTGCCGTCAAATGCTCGATGCCAGCCTGGCGCAGCGACTCGCACAGGTATTCGTAGACCAGCATCTCTTCGTCGTTCAAGCCGATCACCGGTGGCGCCTCAGGCGATGTCAGTTCGGCAGACGACTTGACCTCGGCCCCACCGACCGCCGGCGGCAGCGTGCCAAAATTTTTTAGTTGATCCATATATCCCGCTCCGTTCGCGTGTATTACCGAGGACTAGAGGCGGAATCCGATGCACGCACCTCGAAGACGTTAACCCCCCGGGGGTAGTTTTTCGTTCCCATAAATTTCAAGTTAGGGACTCGGTTTCCGTGTGTGACGGCCCAGAGATTTGACCCGCCCCCGGCCTATCGACCGGCCACCTGGCGCCGGCGCCCTGCGATCCGCTCTTGCTTGCTCTTCGCTTCGTGACACGAATTGCACAAGCCTTGCTCGTTGGTCTCGTCGTCGGGTCCGCCATCTTCCAGGGAGATGATGTGGTCGCGCTGCGTGGCCAGCTTGTCGATGCCGTTCCGTTCGCACTCAGCACAGAAAGGGTTGCGTGCGAACAGCGCTGCACGCATGGCCTGCAGGCGCCGGCCGGTGATGCGCTTGACCGGCTCTCTCTTCACCCATTGCTGTTTGGGATGGGCTTCGCAACGCCCGCTTCCATCGTGTACCAGCACACGGCAGCCGCTGAAGCTACAGGGGCGAGGCGCAGACTTCGGCATATCAGCTCCTGAAGCTTTGTGCAGACGTCTGCACTATCCGATGCTGTGTCTTGTACCCTTGGAATACGATCTCGTCGACGCGCTCGAACAGTGCATCGTTACGTGCAACGATGCAGCTATGCGCGCGGTGGATCGACCAGGTTGCAACTACGAGACCGGCGATGCCTACGATGACGGTAGCAGCGATGATGAGCTGGATCATGCGGGTTCCTTTTCGTTGAGCTTCAGCAGGTTGCGCACCATGTCGGTCAGCGTGTGCGCTGGGAAGGCTGGAGTGTTCAGGCATAGCAGGCGCTTCGCCTCGGCCGCATCTGCCAGACTGTGGCACAGGCAGTTCAGTGCAACTGAATCGGCTTCCTTCGCCAACATCGCCGGGTGCGTACCCAACACCGCGCGGACGACCTGGTGTCGGATCACTTCCTGCGCATGCTTCGGCTGAGCGCCAACGATGGCCGGGAACGTGCCTTCACGCTCGACTAGCAACTCTCCAGGCAGCGTCTGCGGACGCATGCGGGACATGACGATCTTGCCGGTGCGGTCATAGAGCAGCGGATCGAGCACGCCAGGGCGGCGGACCACTACGCCGTCCACTTCGACTCTCATCATCGGGACTTCGCGCACGGCGTACCTCACAAATAAAAATGCCGCGTGCAACCAAATGCACACGGCAAAGCCCGCTCGGTCGAACGGGTGGGAAACGCGGAAACAAAAAGCCCCGTCAGGCTTGCACCGGACAGGGCTTCAATGTGTTTGGAATCTCAAGTCGCAACTACTTCGAGAATGGCGAAAATATATCCTAGTTGGAACAATTCCGTCAATCACTTTCTGTCGGCAATGCAACACCGTCCCGAACGAGACGTTCCTCCAGGTGCTGAAGGGCGAGCTGCTCGAGCTGGCGAAGATGGTTCAGCATCTTGAAGCTCGCGCGCTGATAGAGCATGTGGCTACCGCCGAAGTTATCGGCTAGGTCGCGGTTTGATCCGTCGACCTTTGCATGCCTCGCAAACAGACGTCCGAGCATACAGTCGATCGCAAGCGGCTTGATACGAGGGAACATCGGCTGAAACCAATCAGACAGCCCTTTGATCGCATCGATGCGTTCGGCCGAGAACGCAAAGCGACGGCCGCTCACTCCGGGGGCCAGTGCGACACCGTCGGTCAGGGTCGCACCGCGGGCGCGATCGACGATGATCTGTACCTGCCGCGCAGTCGACTCGAGGCGGATCAGGGCGGCACTCGCATCGCGCACCTCATCGCGCGCGGAAAAGTAGCGTTCCTTCGCAGACGCCTCGATCGCGGCCGACGCGATGCGAGCGCTGTACTGCAGGTGCTGCTCCCGGGTCGTCTCGAGATCCTGGCGGGCCAGGCGCAACCTCTCTCGGCCCGACTCGACATCCGTCTGCGCGCACTGCAGTGCGTTCACCAGCTGCTGACCGGTCATATCCTCGGGCGGCGTGTCCTCGTATTCCACGTAGCCGTACTTCGCCTGCAGCGTCCACATCTCAGCTTGCGGCAGGTGCTTCACCGACTCCGTGATCATGATGCACTGTGCACGCACTTCGTCACCAGTCAGGCCACCGAAGTTCACCGATTCCGAAGGCGCGCCACGCAGCTGCTCCAGCCACTCGCGCTGGTGTTCGCCCAACTGGATCGACTCCATTGCGCGGATCAACGCCTTGCGCATCGGCGCCGCCTGCATGGCCGGCTGGCTCATGACCATGAAGGCCACATGCACCGCCTGGCCAACATTGACGAAAATCGTATCCATCTCTTTCGCTGCTCCCATCTCTCCCCACCCTTTCACTTGTGCTGACGCCCCTGTGCGTCCATTCATCGCTGCTTCTGCTCGTGCGGCTCGATCACGTACGGCAACCCCTTCTCGTCCCACTGCACCCTCGTTCTGGCCGGACTTGGTGTCCCGAACGTATGCCCGTTCTCTTTCGCGTAAAACACCGGCTCGCCCTTCATTGCCCGCCTCAGTACCCCATCGATGTTGTCCTTGCCGAAGACCGCTCGAAACTCATCGATCAGCTGCGCCGTGACCGGCATTACCTTCCTCAAATCACCTGACGCCATCGCTTTCTCCGCTCTCTCGTCTAACCTCGAAATGGTTGGTCGGATAGGTTGGACGGCTGGAACCCGCATGGATGCTGGGTTTGTCTAACCTCCTAACCTGTCTAACCTGTTTTTTTGTTTTGCCAGCGGCAGAATCTTCCCTACCCACTCGTTGCACGCGTATACGCATGCGCGGGTATACGTGCGTGCGCATGTCGGTTGGCGAGGTTAGGAGGTTGGACGAACCCAGTATCCATGCGGGTTCCAGCCGTCCAACCTCAAAAAACATAGGTTGGACGGATAGACGCTGCAGGTTGGACGAGACCGCATGCGAAGTCGACGCCATCACCTTTTCCGCCTGCGCACGAAGCGCCCACGATCCCTGGTGAGACGCCGGCAGCGCGCCGGCTCGTTGATCAAAACGGGAGCGGCTCATCGTCCTCTCCAGTCGTGTCTGCCCCTTGCCCCGCTACCGCTGCAGGGCGTTCGTAGTACCACTCGCGTGCGCCGCTCGATTCGCGGTGCTTTGTCCAACCGAACTTGCGCATGATCGCGCCTACACGCATCGTCTCGGCCTTCGCTGGTCCCATCTTGGACAGCTCGATATGCAAGGCGCGCATGAGCAGCTCGCGCGCTGTGACGCGTACGAGCTTGCCTGCCATCGTTGGCTTTCCTTCGGAGTCCATGCCTTCCAGGTACTCCCAGACGCGGCCAGCCCATGGGTCCGGGATCTCCCGGCTCTGCTGCACCGGGTCGATCAGGCGGCGCTGTTGCTCGAAGGTTGGCCACCACTGCACGCCTGCCTTCATGAGCGCGATCGCTTCGCCGAACAGCTGGTCGCGGTCGACCTTCAACGCTTCAACATCCAGCTTCCCGGTCTCCACCGGCCAGAAGCGCCGGTTGCCCGTCGTGTCCTTGAAGTACGCATCCTCGTTGGTCGACGCCGCAAAGGCGCACCGGCGGGGCACGTTCTTCATACGGCGTCCGTAGGGCTCTCGGAAGCGGTCGACCGTGCTGGACATGAACGCCTTGATCGCGGTCACCTCGGAGCGGTTGAACTGCTCGAGCTCGGCGACCTCATACAGCAGCACTCCTTGGATCGACAGGTAGCCATCCTTGTCTCCCATCCGAAAGGGCGTATCGGCGAACCAGTCGCCACCCAACACCTTCAGCGAGGTCGACTTGCCCTGGCCCTGGCCACCCTCGAACACGGGCGCATGGTCGTTCTTCACGCCTGGCTTGTAGCCGCGCATCACGATGCCGATGAAGAACATGGTTGAGACCAGGCGCAGGTATTCGGAGTCGGCCGCGCCCCAATAGCGCGACAGCGCCGTCTCGACGCGCTTCTGACCGTCCCAGCCGGCGGCACAGCGGTCGAAGTAGTCGATCACGGGGTCAAACTGGTGCCGGCGTGCCGCCTGCGCGACGCCCCGTTCGATATCGCCTACCGATGCCAGTACCAGGCCGTAGTTCTGGGCCAAGTGCATCCCGAGCTCGAAGTCGTCGGATTCCGTCCATTCGCCCGGCGTGCTCTTCCAAGGCGTCTTGCGCAGCTTCACCTGCAGCCCTGAGAACAGGTCGAGACCGACCACGCCGCACAGCTTCGGATCGCCCTCCATCACCAGGTAGACGTTTTCGCGGCAACCCTTGATCCCGCCGTTAGCGGTCGGGATCAGCTTCATCCGCAAGGCCCGGCGATCGTCGCCGCCTGCGCCAGCGGGCAAAGGGGTAGAAGCGTCCTCGAACTGCTCCGATATTTGCTCGGTAACCCAGGCAGGCACCTCGTCATGCGCGTCATGCACCTCGACGCGGCTCGGTGCCGCCGGCGCCGGCGCGCCCGCGTCGACTGCCCGCAGCTTCGTCGCCCAGCGCATGACTTCTTCTTCGGTCGCGCCACCTTCGATCAGATCCGCCACATCCCATCCGTCGGGCGTTTCACCAGGCGGGGGGATATCGACGAACAGAACGTTGCAGCCCTGCTCGCGCAGGATTTCTGCGATCTTGAGCATTGCGCCCATGCCCGGCTGCTCGTGCTCTGGCATGAGCTTGCCGGCATGCTCGTGGCCTTCCTTGTAGGCCTTTGCGTCTGCATCAGCCCAGGCGATAACGTCACGGTCTCGGATTGAGGACCAGTCCGATTTCTTGATCGCCTTGCTGCCGCCAGACCAGGACAGGATCTCGAACGTATCGTTCATCATCGGAATCGACACCGCGGCGTCGACGCACTTCTCGCCCTCGACCAGGAGGACCGGCACGTCCGGACGGTGCGGCCCGCGCAGGTACAGGGGCCGCGGCTCAGGAAACGCCATCCAGTGCCATTCGCGCTTACCGGTGTCGGATGCAGCGAACACGCAGGGCAGCACTTCCTTGCCGACGCCGTCCGATCGACGGAAGCGATAAATCACGCCCAGCAGCTGGCCGGCCTCGTCGCGATATTCCCAGTGCGCCTCTGGCCTGCCGCGCACCACGTGCGCTTTTGGATACGGACCGGCATCGGCTGGGACCGGCAAAATCGGTGTCCAGGATGGTTTTTTCTTACCGTCTGCCGGTGCTCCTACCCCTTTGTCCGCTGGCGCAGGCGCAGGATTCAGTCGTGCTGGCGCAGGCTTGACGAAAGAACGAATATCGCTCGGGCGCCGGTTGGTAACGTCCGCGATCGTGATGCCCAGGCGCTCGGCGAGCGCCCTGCACGCTTGGCCGGGCTTGAGGTCATGCTTGAAGGCGTAGAGCGAGATCAGATCGCCGCCGGCTGCGCCGTCGGAAAAGTCGGACCAAACCCCAGCCTTCTCTCCAGTAAGGCGAATACGCAGCGACTGGCCGGCTTCGCCGGACCGAGATCCGATGCAGAATTCGTTTCCTTCCTTGACGCCGTTCGGGAACCACTCTTCGAGAAGCGAATGAATGGAGTTGAGCGCTGCGCGCCCAACTGTGGAAAAATCGTCCAGGGTCACGCTGCTGCCTTCTTCCCATGCGGGATGACCTGGTCACCCAGGCGCGACGGGATATCGCGGTAGTGGAGCGCACCTGGGCGCATGACGCGCAGCGCCGGCCTGTTCTGTGTGGACAGCGGCCGTTGCGGCGCGGCTTGGCGCGACGTGGCAACGTCGCCGACCGCAGCCGCGGCATCGACGATGCCAAGGTAAGAGCGGCCGGCGGACGTCACACGGTAAGACTCGTTGACCAGCTCGACCAGGTGCCAGGACAAAAGGCGCTCAACGACTTCGTACTGGAAGTCGCGCGCTGACTGTTCGTACGACGATTCCTGCATCCAGCCATAAAGGCTCTCTTGGCCAAGCATGTGCAGGTAGCCCAGCGCACGGTACGGCCAGCTGCCTCGGCGCGGCCCGGTATGCTTATTCGCCGCCATGTGCGCCTCCGCGATGGTTGATCCCGTAGACGCGGACGATGAGCGCGAGCAGCTCGGATGCCGACTTCTGGATACCGATGACATCGCGCTCGAGAACGGCCTCTTCCTGCTTGTCGACGATGCAGTCATTGCTCAATGCGCTGTCGAAGTCACGCGAAAAATTGCCCAGCAGGACATACAGCTGATTGAATTTCTTCATCAGATCTTCGTTCTCGCACTCGGTGTCCGGCAGCTTGACGAACACGCCGCCGCTGGCCTGTGCGATCGCGTCAACGTAGTGCGTAGTCTCCGACAGCTGCTGCAGCGCGAGGGATTTTTCATCGGACAGCTTCTGATCCTTGACCTCGTAGATGCGGTTACGCAAGGCTGCAGGCGACATGCCGAGGTATGCGGCCGCAACATCCCATCCACCTTTTACCCTCTCGATCATATCGAGCTTCGCTTGACGCAACCCCATACAGCCTCCTACTTTGTTTTGGTTTTGCAAACATTTACTTCGATGTAAATTTGCATTGTTAAAAAGCTCACTACATGGATGACCAACGATGAATCTCATAGAAGCCGTTCAACAGCGACATCTGCTGCATTGGCATGATCGGGGCTTAGTACGATCCATTGAGCCGCATGCTTTCGCGCTTTTTCCAGGCGGCAGACTCGTGATCATTGGTTTCCAAGTACGCGGCGGCCCTAACAGCGAACCGCAGAGCATTTGGAGAGTGATCGATGCAAGCGATGGCATTAGCGTCGACTCGCTGAGTAAGTTTTCACGCCAACGCATCGTTCCATCCCATCTGCTGTCTCAAATCTGTCAAACTCTTGCGCTGCCTTATTTCCAGTGAGAAACTTTTTAGATGTGCGAATCCAACGCTTCACTAGCAAAATTTCGTTAGGAAAATTTAGAAAGTTAAAAGACCGCTGGTTACTGCCGTGTTTCGGAGCAGACTGGAGTCTCGACGTAACGGGATGGGTAGATGAGTTGAAGCTCGTTCACCTCACCTTCAAACTCGCTGCAAATCCGCTCAGCCAACTGCGGACCCGGCACCTGGACCCCACGCTCGATGCGACTTAGATTCCCAACGTCGCTGCCTACGATCTTGGCCAATGCGTCCAGTGTCATGCCCCGTTTTTCACGAGCTAGTCGAAGAGGTGATTTCATGGAATGTCTCGCTCCAAAAATGCGTAATCCGCACTTTATACGAGAACACGGTGATGCGCAATACGCCTTGCGAGCCGCGCATCAAAATCCCACAATTCAGCGCATGACCGTAGGCGAAAAAATCAGGGCGATAAGAGTCGCCAAAGGAATGACCCTTGCGGAAGTTGAGGGTCGGGCAGGTCTTACTGACGGCAATCTCTCAAGAATCGAACGCGGAAAGCAATGGGCTAGCGAAGATGTCCTCCGCGCTATTGCGCAGGCCTTGCTGGTCCGAGTCGTCGAGTTCTTCGATGACGAAGAGATCCCAACCGCAGTGTCTGATGGGTACAGGCATCCAGCCACCCAGGAAATACGGTCGGCAATATCCCAAGCCGCAGACGAAGTACGCTTACTTACTGTTTACCGCCTCGCCAATGCCTCGGATCGAGCTGTAATCGACTCTGCTATCGATGATGTGATTGAGCGGCTTGACGTCGTCAGCATTCTTAACAAGCGATAGCATGGGTCGGTTCTGAAGCGGAAAGCGCCTCTGCATATGCTTTGCCATAGAGCGTAGACGATCTCGGCCGTCTGGGCTCATCGTCACATAGATACTTATGAGTTCGTCAACTTCATTCATGAGGCGCTCGCGTGTGAATGTAAACAACTGTACACCTATACAGTAGTTTTTGCCAGTAGTTAGACATCTTCGATTGCCACACGGATTCAAATGCTAGTAAACGCCGTGTTTTGGCGCTTCTCCTTCAGCTCAGCCCGCTACTAGCGGGCTTTTTTTTGCCATCGAACCCGACCACAACCGTGCAAATGGATGTTGCTTAAATTATTTTGCTCGTTACATGCGATTGACGCATTAAAATATAATGCGTAGTATGCATCCATCGCAACCAAGCCCGGCAGGGCTGATGTCTGGAGAGCACAATGATTTACTTCCTTGTAACGCTGAGAAAGGCTGGTGAACCGGTAAGGCACTACTTCCGCCCCGCTTATAACTCAGCGGCAGCTTATGACTTGGTCGCCGCCGAGCAAGGTGACGCCGTCTTCGGCATTACGGTCGTGCCGGCATGAAGCGCGCATCCCATACCCGCGCGCAGACGCCAGCGATCGGTACCGGCGAGCTGCACCAGGCGCTCGAGGATGAGCGGAACCGAATTCAGCTCGCTGAGTTCTGCAGTGCACACGTCTGCACTCCTGACCAAGTGTCGAACGATGGCAAGCGCCTCTACCTGCCGCGCGTGCTGCAGCTGATGCGCGACCGCGGCTACCAGGTCTCGGAACCGGCACCCGCGCCCCACCAACCGAAACGCGGATTTACCGCTTGGCTCGTCCATGTGCGCATCAAGTCCGCCGAGTTCGACCTTGGCTTCTATACCCCTGACGCCGGCAAGGCCGGACCTGTCAGGAAACCTCAGCCGTCCAACCTGGAGCATGCATGAGCACGATCAAAACCGTTAACGTCGCAGCGGCGGGCCCGCTTTGCGTGAAATGCGCCAACGTCATCAAAACGATCAAGGACGGGATGCTATGCGCCGCTCCTCAGATCCTCAAAGACGTTTCGCTTGTGACTGGAATTCAAGCAGCGCCGGCCTGCGCATCCGCCCGCGCAGACCAAGGTGAATGCACGCCTAGCGGCCTGTTTTTCATCGCTGCAGATGAGGCAATTGCTTACGATGACAAGCCTGCAGCAATTGCCTGCCCTGCTTCTTCGATCGCGCTCCCCAACCCGCGCATCGAATCACCAACATCGAGCCGTGCAATGTCTTCGAGCGCCGGTGCAACCCGCCCGGCTACTACAGCCGCCAAGTAGTCATGAGAAGCAGCTTGGATGAAGGCCGCGACGATCTGAGGAAATTTCTCTGCCGCGCCTTCCCCCATTCTTTTTTCGACAGCCTCGATGGCTTCGTGCAAATAGACGTCGGCTGTCATTGAAGCTTGATGCATCAGAGTTTCCAGGCTTGCTACACGTTCACTCATTTCGATTCCCCTTGTCAAAAGCCAATCCTAACACTGGAAATGCATGAGAGACCTCAGCAGAGAAGCTATATCCACCATCGTGCACGCATTGATTTCCGCACGCATAGCCGACGCCAAAGCTTACCAAGACGCTGGTGCTCTAGGCCACCTGATTTATCAGGCGACGATCCAACAAAGGCTCGATGAGAATGCGGCAGCCCTCCGCGAGCTGAACCAAGATGTGGCGCCATGGCTCCAGTTCCACTCGCAACTGCGCGATGTGTTTGCAGTGCCGTCTGCAGCAGATACCGACACAGCTCAAGGGAGCGCGTCATGCTAACGACCATTCTCTTTTCATTTGCGCGCTCACCGGTCACGGCATGGGTGGTCCGCCGTACGCTGCGCCTCCTGTTGGGCCGGCATTATGGCTTCGCCTCCGCGCTCGCGCGACAGATCGGCATGAGCTTCGGCCTCAATTCCCATCGTAGAAAAACCGTGATTTCTCACGTTAATTCCTTGCGCAAGTAACGAGCATGACGACCATCGCCAACCATACGGAAGCACCAAAACCCGAAAAGCGCCGTGGCCGGCCGTCGACGGGAAATGCATTAAGTGACTCTCAACGCCAGGCACGGCGCCGCGAAAAATTGGCGGCTGAGGGCAAGGCCATCTTGCCTCCAGTCGTCGTTAGACAAGACGTGCAGCACGCGCTTGAGAAGTTCATCGAGTTCAAGGACATGACTCTTGGCGACGCGATCGACAGGATCGTCCGCGACCGGCTACTTAGGAAGCGCTCAGGCAAACGAAAATCCGCACGCGTGACCGCTGTACAAGCCCAGACCAAGACAGACCAGTGAGTATGGAAACGAACGATAACGACCTCATCAACCGTTTGGCCGCGGCTTTAGCCGATCGCATCCGGCCGGCAATCCCCTTCGAGTACGAGATGTGGGACATCGCGACGATCGCGTCCTGTATGAAGCTCAGCGAGGCGCAGGTACGCGAGCGCCTGGCGCCGCAGCCAGACTTCCCGAAGGCGGTCAGGTTACCGACTACCACCGGCGGCAAGGGCCACGCCCGGTATCGAGCCAAGGAAGTGTTTGCGTGGATGATGAAGTACCAGGACAAGCACTAA